ATCCGTACTATTATATTACTTCTTCTTTGAAATTTAATCAAATGATATACTATATTTATGAAATCATTACACTACTCTTTTTTTAACACAACAATTGAAGGATTTATAGAGAACATTGAGAATAATAGCCAAAGTAGTGGTTCCAGTCCAAGTACTACTGCTGGTACTGTTACAAGCAATACTCCCGCTTCCACTTCTAGTACTGCGTCTACAACCGCTTCCACTTCTAATACTGCTTCTACAGCCGCTTCCAGTACTATTAATAATAACAGAACGACCATTAACCGAATTAACCAAAATACGGTAAGTATTAACACTGGATTAGAAGAATTAAGAACACATCCAGGTGCAAGTATCCAATACAATGATCTACAAGAAAATAAAAAATTCAAGCAAATGGAAAATGATTATAAAAGTATGATTTTACAAGACAAATTTTTACTAGCTTTAGGTGGAATCACACTTGCTTCTTTAATTATTCTTCGCACACAATTATAATATACTATATTATATACTATATTACAATGAGCGTACGATCGTTTCCTAGCAATGCTACCACTGTTAATACACAAATAACTCAATTAAGACAAGCAGCAAATACCGATTTATCAAGCAATCAAGAATTATTACAACAACAAAATACATTAAAAGAATTAATTGAAAATGAAAAACAAAGTCTACAAAGAAAAGTTGATACCTACGATAAAATCAGTGAAACAAGCATAAGAGACGCTCTATTGAAGAAAAACAGCAGCCAACGTCTCAAACAGCATAATTATATCTTTTTTATCATCATATTTGCTATTGCATTACTAATTCTTATTGAAATCATTGAAAAATATTATTCATTCATACTACCTGAATGGATTTTAAATTTAGCACGTATCATCATTATTTCCGTAACTATCATATGGTGCTTCACACTTAATGAAATGATACAATATAGAGATAATCTCAACTATGACCGTATTGATCTAGAAAAACCGGTTATTGATACACCTGCTGAACAAGAACGAAAACGACAACTCGCTGCAAAAGAAGGAGACCTACTCGGTACTCTAGACAATACATGCAGAACCGGTGCAGAACTATGTGGAACTGGAACCACTTGGGACAGTGAACGCATGTTATGTATGCCATCCACCACAAGTTCATCCACTAGCAATACCGAAACATTTAATAACATCCTACCAAACGAACCTTGTTGTAATTATATCTCCGTATAAATATATACCATTATGGAAGAACCTAAATATGCTATGAAAGAACCAGAATATGATCAAAACGACGCTGAACTTAAAACCACAAAAGCCAATTATCAAGTCGTCAAAGTAGATGAATTACAATCTTTTAATTATTTCTTATTTGTTACCTATTATGTCGTCGCCACTTTAGCAATACTAATGATCATTTTCTTATTTCCATATAACAACTATCTTAAATCATTCATTATCATACTCTTGATAATATACCCATTCGCTATTTATCAACTTGAAACATTCTTTTATAATAATATCACCTATAGTTTATCATTCTTATATGAGCAACCCTACCAAAGATAATCCACTATTCAAATGCATAAACAATACATAAAAATCTACAAAATTGTTAGTATACATAATCACCATTATGTATATTAGTTATATGCAGTATTTATAAAATACAAACCAACGATTATTAAAAACAAACCAAACAAGAAACGATGTATTTCAAAATCACTAATTTTAAAAATATAGATGGATGCAAAAAATGTTATAAAAACACTAAAATAAACGATTAGATTTACTATAGTCGGGTTCTCAAAATATTCCATTGCTTTGTATATGAAATATTGCGATGCCACTATTGTAAAGATTACAAATACTAATAATGAATAAAAATATTTTTTATCTAATACCATTGCTTTGTATGATACCATTCTTAAACCTATCAAAATAGAAGCAAGTACCGGATATAAGTAATAAATCATATACTATAGTATCACAAATTTTTCTAATACTAATATAATGTTTGATATTATTATTATTGGCGGTGGTATCAGTGGACTACATACGTATTACAAATTAATACAGCAAAACAAATACAATAAAATATTATTATTAGAAAAAAACGATTATTTCGGAGGTAGAATATTACAAATACAAAAAAACATCAATAATACCCACTATTCATTCCCGGCAGGAGCTGCTCGTTTCAACAAAAATCACACACAAGTTATACAATTATTAAAAGAATTCCGTCTTCTTGATTTTAGAAAAGATAAACCCTTTAGTGCTGCTATACAATTCATTGATACATCACAACAATTCACAAACAAATTTAATAACAAAACTGGATACGAATTTATAAACAAGGTTCTCAAACTATCTTCAAAATTTTCAGACATACAATTAAAACAACTTACGTTTAAAGAACTCGCCATGCAAGTATTGCCACAAAAAGAGGCCGAGTTTTTAGTATATGCAAGTGGCTATTCCGGTCAAATAAAAAACATGAATGCTTTTGACGCCATACACTTGTTTCGTTCAGGTATACGTGTTGATATGCCATATTGGGGAGGGAAGTTTCATATTCTTATTGAAAAACTTGTGCAGTATATTCATGAGAAAAATGGACATATGTTATTGAATTCAAATGTCACTAAAATAAAAAATAACAAAAATCACTATGAAATTCATTATAATTCTAACAAAGTTCTCTGTAACAAGATTATTTTTTGTATACCACAACAAAATTTATTACAGATGCCTTTATTAAAACCAATCCATTGTATTATAAAAGATTCCATTACATGTAAACCCTTATGTAGAACCTATGCTATTTTCAAAAAAGAGGACATATGGTTTCATAACTTAAACAAAAAAATCGTTACAAATAATCAATTGCGTTATATTATTCCGATAGATGCAACTACAGGAATCATTATGATTTCATACACGGATGATATGTATACCAATTATTGGAAAAAAATACAACAAAACCAATCCAAACTAAAAAACACCGTTGTCAAACTGGTCAATGAAACATTTAATATATCTATAAACCCCCCTGAAAAGGTTTTTGTATACCACTGGAACTGCGGTGTCGCATATTGGAATAAAAATCACGATAGTCAAAAAATATCACAATTCTTATTAAATCCAATGCCCAATATTTATTTGTGTGGAGAAAACTTCAGTCTACATCAAAGTTGGGTGGAAGGCGCACTAGATACCAGTAACAAGTGCATTCAATTATTAAAATAATCCATTCTAATCTAATCCAATAAAAATAGGTATATACTTATTTTTATTTACACAGTGATTAATAGATTTCTTCATATAATATCAAACTACCTAATAGAATCATTAAACCTGCGAAGATAATCTTTAACCGTTTACTGTCTAATGAACTACTATAATAAGAAGCAAAAGTACCCAATATAAAAAACAAAGAAATAGTCAATGCATAGTTCCAATGAATGCATTTTTTTGTACAATTTTGTGTACTGTAAAAATAAACAGCTACAATACCAATAGGTAATAATAATGATGCTAATGATGTAGCTATTGCTTCTTTATAATCAGATAAAACATTTAAATAAATTAATAAAGGTACGATCAGAATTTCTGCACCACCACCAACAAAAGAAGCTACAATACCTGTTACTAAACCAATAATTGAAACTTTTAAATAATCGTCCATTATATATTATATAAAGAATTTTTGTATAATGAATACTACATAAACCAACCAAAACATATTTAAAGTTTATTCACATTCTATTAATTTGTAATCTAAATCAAAACATCCCACTATACAATCATCATTACCATCACATCTATCCAATAAATTTTTATTTTCTAAAAAAAGATTTAAGGTTGTATTGAAAAATGTATTTTCATCAATATTGATTTGCTCCTGCATACAAGAACCATGTTTCTCCCATTCATGTTCCCATAATGTATCATCACATTTATGCCAATATGTATTCATATCTGTTAGTAATGACCCAGTTGGTTCGGTATATGATACTGTTTTACAATTTTCTGGATATGATGTGCTGTTTATCTGAGGCCATAATCCATGAATCATATACTCCGAACTACACCATTTTTGAACTGCTAATTCATAATAATTGTATATATTTTCTGAATTTATTAAAAATATATTTCCTAATAATACTATTACTTTTAAAAGCATCTATATATTCTAATAATAGTATTATTTCTTTGTTTTACCTTTTGTTTTCTTTGTTTTTCTTGTTTTCTTAGATTTCTTTGGTCTCTTTGTTTTCTTAGTTTTCTTATATTTCAGCCTTCTACCTCCTGCCATATAGCCGGTCAATTCTTCTTGCATCACATATATGTAGAAATTGTCCGGAAAAAGTGTTTGATTTAAACACGTCATCATAGCGGCATTTTGCCGCGCCGCACCGCCAAATGGAGGAACGAATCTAAAAGTGAGGTTACTATCTAGACCTTGTCGTATACGTCTGGGGTTAGCTCCACTAATAGCATCTGAATTAGGGTCATATTCGGTTCCATTTATTATTGCTCTTACTGTAAAATTTACCTGCTGATTATCTTGTTGGTGTGTTATAGGTTGTCTATGTACGGTATCATACTCAAATCTAGGATGTTGCACATGTAGTTGGTGTTGTCTGAAATGAACGCTTAAATAGAATGGTGTCATTGTTGGAACTCCATCATTTGTTCTAAATCTGAAAAATTCAATATATAGACCGGTTTGCCTCATATTTATATATACATTGACGCTATCGTCCTGTCTACTAAAGGCACTTCGAAGACACGCTTTAAGTTGATCACGAGCTTGCGTATAGGAATCATCCCATTCAAATGCAGTATTTATAGACCCATCATAATTTCTATCACAACGGTTACCCAGAGTTTGTCGTATGCGTTTACTAAATAACCAAAACAATAAATCACGATCCCTAGGTATTCCTCCCTCCATAGAAAAATTTCCATCTTTATTATTGCTATTCGATTCGATAGATTTTTTATTAAGAGCCAATGGTATATAAATTTCACCAATAAACTCGAGGTTATCTTCTTCATTGTCTACTTCATCAATACCCATATAATATATAATTACATAATAATATGTAACCTAATCTTTTTTTTTAATGTTGCTTCATCTTGAAAGACAAATACTTTGAACTTATATTTTTGATAATCGTCCATTATATATTATATAAAGAATTTTTGTATAATGAATACTACATAAACCAACCAAAACATATTTAAATAAATTCAAAATTCAATAAAAAACAATTGTATGAATTTAACTATACAAGAATGAATACAAATTACAAATCATCACTTGTTATATTGTCATCAGAATCTTTCTCAAATACATCATCATCATCATTATCTTGTTCATAACGAATACGCACACCATTCCATGCTTGATTGCGAATTCTACCATATTGTTTGTCCATATATTCATGTAAATCCTTTGGACTCGGACCTCTTCCGCCATAATTGGAAGCATACCATATTGAAAAGTCATTATTCAGTTCCGTCTTCTTTATTCTACCTTCACTATCCTTAATCACACGATCCTTGATAAACTCTGAAATATAATCTTGACTCTCTCTATATTCATTACTCTTTTCCAAAACTATACTACAATCCTCTACTACACCATCTGTCTTATACACTATATCTACTAACATAGAAGCCATCACCTCCTTCCATCTATCAAATTTCTCATCAATATATTTATCTATCTTAAATTGATAGGGCTTATCTTTGTCTCCACTAACCGGCTTTTCTGTAAATAATGATTTGAAGGGTACTGTACGAATACGTCTCCACGTACCATGATCATTTGATTTTATTCCCATTAGATTATTACAAGCCACTACCAATTTACATTGAGGTATAAACGAAATCACTTGCGCTTGATAAGGAGCTCTACCTGTTAATGGATCTTTACCCGATGTAATCTGTTTCATAATACCCTCATTGATCACCTCTTTCTTTGAAGGCTCTTGCATTACTGCATAACGAATACCTTTCAGTTGTACTATTTCCGGAGACAATCCACCTACATTCGCACGAACGCCTGTTATCAAAGAAACGGGAACATCTCCTTTGTAATCTCCCAACACCTTTTCCATTAGATTAATTAACACCGATTTACCATTCTGTCCATGACCGTGATACATATTAAACGTCTGATTCGCAGATGTACCTATTAATGTTGACGCCAAATGATGCCACATATATTTACATAACTCCGGTTCTGGAAATAATTGTTTCATAAAGTCCTTTATCTCATTCTGAATCTCTACATGACTCTCATTTAATTCCACATAATTTATATTTGTACAACGTGACACATAATCCTCCGGCGTTCCCTTACGAAACGTTTTCGCTTTAAAATCCACAATTCCATTTTTAAAACACAATAAATATGGATTTTCATCCAACTTTTGAAGGAAATGACTATTATAAAACAATTCCTTCGCCTCTGTCATAATCTTTATTTTATCTGTCGTACTTCCCAATCGTTGTATTATATTTAATATCTGAATTGATTTCGTTTTATTCGTATCATTCTCATTTTGCACATCATCATCCCCATCACTATTCGCTCTATCCATCAATAAATGCTTATTCGCCGAAAAACTCTGCATCAACTGCACCGATTTCTTATTATACAAATCACGAATCACTCCTGATATACCCTTTCTCAAATTCACTCCTGAATCATCCTCCTTCCAACGATTATCTTTAAAACGATGCCATGATGTATTCTTCAATCCCACACACACAAACTCATGCTTAAACCATTGATATAACACTTTCGCCAAATCATTATCCGGAGACTTATATTTAGAATTACTTGAACTTATTGTTTGATCTATATAATAATCTATCGTACTCATCTTTATCTTCTCATACTCCTCTTCACACTCCTTTTTCACCCAATGAATCAACGATAACTTTGACAATCCATCTTCCCCCTTCACTTCTTGATCATTCCATTTATCACATAAATCCGGTATTTCCGAAAACATAAATCCCTCCTTTCGTGCACTAAACGCTAACCATGTTATTAACAATCGTGGATGTGTATTCTTTAAACACCACAACACTCTTATCCATTTACTATACGAACCTTCACCATAATAAGACTCCGGTAATACCATCGCATATTCATGTATCGTTTTCAAATAATATTCATCATTATTATTCGTTACACTGTCCAAAAACATGTCTACTGCATGATTCAACTCATCTCTATTTTTTATCTTTGATAATAATGTATTATCATATCCATTTATATTCACCTGTTGAACAATCACATTCTTCGGTTTCTTCGTTTGTTTAAATTCATTGCCCATCTTCTCATACACCGAGATAAAATCATTTTTCATGAACAAACTCGTATTTCTCGTATTCCTAACCGATAATTTATAAAAATTCTTTTCTATATCAAATTTAGATAACGGAATCTCATTCAAACTCAACTCGTCGTCATCATCATCATACCCTATTTCAAATACACGTTTTAATCCATACTTATCAAAACCAGGCTTTCTAGAACCATACAATTGCCAATTCACGTGTCCTTTAGATATACCTTCATCAAATACATCACTCCATGTATTTGTTATTGGCAAATTACTCCATATATCCTTTACAGATTCCATCACCTTTTTACGTACATGTATTTGAATCGTTCTATCACATTGTAATCCAAATAACATATGAATACCATCTTTGGTTATATTTTTATCTTTTATTCTATTTACTGTCGGTTTCTCAAATATATACACT